GTCTGACCCCTCGTATTTCCCACTCGCAGCGTCGCCATTCTTCAACATTTCGACCACCGTGTAAGAAAAGAACTTTTGCATCTTCCTGGGGCAATCCATGATAATGACCTTCGGGCACTTGCCGGCAGCTATGGCCTTAGCCGTTTGATGCAGGACATCATCTTTCTTGCCACCACCCTTGATACACTCCATGTTGATCCCCAACCACTTGCACAGGTACGACTTGCCCACGCAACCGGATTCCTCATAACACCAAATGATAGATCTCGGGTCTGGCTTGCCCTTCAAGATCTTGATGATGTCCTCCTGAAATGGCTTCCAGACGACGTTCGCGTACTCCTGCAACATCACCATATGTTTGAGGCGCTCTCGGTTCTCTTCTTCGCTATATGGGAATGTCCTTTCGACCACCTCTCCGTCCTTGCTGCAATACGCGATGTTGTCAGCGCGGTTACCCTTAGCCTTCTCTAAGTGTACGTGGTCGCAGTTCATGCCGCGCTTGATCGTCTCCATCCGAGTCTGGCTCTTGAACTCCATGTAGCCTTGCAGATGCGGTGTCAGATTCTCGCCAATCTCTTTCGCGAAAATAATACCAGCCAATTTTTTCGAATATGACTGGACATCCAGGACATTTTGGACAGTCCAATTATTCAGGGTAAAACACCACCGTTTTCCCTTGATATCTTTCTTCAAGGAGGGATTAGTATTACCTCCCTCCTTGGACTTTTTGGACTTCTTGACCAAAATAGGAACCGCCCTGGTTGCTGCTGCTTTGCCCATTGTTGGTTGGATAAGGTGTTTTAGTTGTTGTTGACTTTTTGGACTTTCTGACAAAAATTCATCCTTCACTTATACATTTTTACGAAAGTAAAATTTACTAAACCACATTAGAAAATCGAAACATCATACCTCAATGGCTGGCTATAAGCGTAAGCGTCGTCGCAGTACTCCGGGCTATCGTAAACGCACTCGATACATGCGTAAGAAGGCGGCGCCGTACCGCGCTCGCAAGAGAGCATTCACCAAATCAGTCAAGAAACTGATTCAGTCTTCAGCTGAGACTAAGTGTATCAACACTGGTCCTCAGACCTACTTGTTCAATTTGAACAACTCCACTGCTTCCTCTCCGGTAGACCTCCCCGCAACCTTCCTGTTCATTCCCCAGGGAACCAACGATGGCGAACGCATCGGTGAACAGATCCGCACTAAGAAAGCTGTATTGAAACTCTCTATTCAAGCTCCCGATGCAGCTAATGTGCCTGCTCGTGCCGCTATCCTTCAACTCTGGATCGGTTACTACAAGCGTACTCCTGGCACTGCTCCCACTCCCTCGCAGTTGGACGAGATCTATGATCAAGGCCCTGTAACTATTCCCGCCAATGGCTCTATCACTACACTCCTTCGTAAAGTGAATACGGATGTATTCCGCATTCATACCTACAAGCAGATCAAGATCGGATCTTCTATCGCTGGTGCATTCGCCAACAACGATTTTCCTGCATTCCGTAAGGTTTACATCGATATGACCAAAGCATTCGGTGTCGTCAAGTATGATGAATTCAACAACATCCCTGTGAACAAACAATGGTATATGTGGATGAACTGGGTTGATCCCGAAGACGGTGTGTCTGTCGGTACCCCAAGCACCCGCCCTCCTCGTGTGCAGTTCTTTTTGGACTATACGTATACCGACACTTGAGGGCAAAGCCCGAAATGAATAAACATCAAATTCTTTTTTTTACGGATGTTGCTAGAAGGCTTTTTTTGGTTATTAGTTATGGTTATTTGGGTACATATTTGGATCATCTTAACCTATTGGTTAACGACCATTTTTCGGATACGTACGGTTATTAGAACTCAGGCATCACCTCCTTCATCTCCTCTTGCTCCACTTCCGTAGGCTCATGAACAAGACGCCCCCCGTCAATCCGGTATACACACCAGCGATCCATAGACATCGACTCGAAAGCAGGTGGCTCATTCGCAAACACCACAACATGGGGAATAGGGAAGGTTATGTCTGACCCCTCGTATTTCCCACTCGCAGCGTCGCCATTCTTCAACATTTCGACCACCGTGTAAGAAAAGAACTTTTG